TCAGATCAAGTATCAGGTCTTTAGGCTTAGGCGTAGTGGTGATGATCACCCTTGGTTGGTCACCCAGTCGCAGACCGAACATCATCATGTCCCACGCCTCTTGAAGGTACTGGAAGGCGGCTAACTCGTCGCACCATGCAAAGTGGAACTGAGGGCCGCGCAACCGCTCATAGCTGTCCGCTGATATACCGCGAATACTTGACCCGTTGACCAGCTTGATCTGGTGGTCTTGTTTGTTGTAGTCAACGATCAACTCTTTGGGGATGACAGACAGCAGACCAGACTGACCCTCAAAGCAGGTGAACTTCACGTCGTTGCTGGTAGGTGCCAGAACAAGCCCACGGCTGTTAGGTACCAGCCAGCACCACCACCATAGCGCTTCAGCGGCGGAGCGCGTCTTGCCTGCTCCACGCCCTGCCAGCATCATCCACACGGTGTAGTCGATCTCTAGCGGCGGAGGTATCTGGTACTTGTGTGCGCCAGCCACCCACTTGGCATGGGCAATCTGAGCAAGTCGATCATGGTCTGGCTGGGCATCAAACTCCGCAGAGGTTTCAGAATCAAACAGTTCAGCCAACATAAGTATTACTTTCCGCCCGAATCAGCCAAAACAGCGGATAAAACCCCGTGTTTTGCGGCACCCGCTGGCGCTTGAATGTAATACTTAGCCTGCACGTTTGGTCATTTCCATGTTCTTGATGATCTCTAGGAACTTGTTTGCCCCTATGTCCTCAGTCTTGATAGCGGCACCATTCTCTACACCCTCTACAGCCATGCGGTCACCATACTTGCGCGGCTTGAGTTTAGCGGCTGTCCACTTACGCGCATCAATGCGGTTCTTCTGCCACTGAATGAACGTCTGGTCGAGGTAAATACGCCCCTTGTCATCCTTAAACTCAGGCGGTCTCTCGTCGGCAATAGCAAGGATTTCATCGGCGTTTGTATCAGCTTGATCTTCACGAGCGCGTGCGTACATCTCGCAGAAGATTGGGAAGCGAATCAGCCACCGATAGATTGTTGCGCAGTGAGGGAGATGATCATCATTACAGATTGACACCAACGACTCACCGTGAGCGAGTCTCCAACATACCTCTTCTGCTATGTCTTCTGTGTACTCTACAGGTCTATGAGCAGGTCGTTTTGTCTTTGGGGCTTCTGCGGCGTTTTCGGGCGTTACAGTACCACTGACCTCAGTCGCGGCTTTTGAAGGCTTGGCGGGGCTTTTAGACCCCTTCTTGACGGTTTCTGGCATGACCCGTATTCCCCTGTTGGTTTGGTTCCCCAGAGTTTAGCAAACCTTTTGGGTTTTCGCTACTGAACACTTCCATGCGTCCACAAGCAAGGCATTTCCACTTGGTTCCAGCCTTCACCTCGTATTCGTTGACTAACCCACCGCATTTGCACGTTCTCATGTCTTTATCCTTTTGTGCGCGTTAGGTCGTTAGGTTTTGTTAAGGCAACCTCAACGCTACCGTTAAGGTTTCTTACCCTCGTGACATAACTTCCTAACGTATGCAGATGATTCTGGTGTATCGCACTCATCCTCTGTCAATGTGAAGTCTGGCACCCACGTCCACAATATCAAAAACACAATTAATAGTAACGCAATTGTAAGTTTTTGCAAAGCAGTTTCCTCTGGTAGCTGTTGGCTGGGTAGGTCTTTCATCATATCGTCAATCTCCCTTTTGTTCATCGTCGTCCTCCTCTGGGTACTCGTCGGTGTTGGCTCGGTCTTCGTCGGTCTCAATGGGAGTGTGCAGTGCCTCGTAGTCACGCTTGACTTGACGACGGCGCTCGTCCTCCGCCAACTGCTCTGGGGTTATGGCTTTGAACTGTTTGAGCAATTCAGCCTCCACTTCGTTAAACAGGTTGTTCATGTCGTTCATGTGTTTCTCTCCTTCAGTAATTCAATCGCTTGACCAACAGCGCTCATTTGACCAAGGTTTTCGTTGTAGAAAAGGTCTGTCAACTCGTCATTGGTTAGACCTACCCATGTGCGCTGTAGCAAGGGTTCGTTTCTCTCCCTGATCTTGCGCTCGACAAACCACACAAACTCAACCACCGATGAGGCGGCTGGCATCTCCCACGATAGGATGTCGCCCCTTGTAAGTTCCACCCAATCGCTCTCTGTCAAAGTTTCTTTTGTAGTCATGCTGTTACCTCTTCGCGTTTTGCTTTGGTTCTTGTCTTAAGGGTTTGCTTGAGGCAAGCCGCCGCCTCTTCGCTTGTTAGGATGCCACGGCTCTCAAGTTGGGCTATGCCAGTCTTGATGTATGACAAGGCATAGTTCTGTGGCTTGTCCCAGATACGGCACACATTGCTCCAGAGTTGATCCTCTGTCATGCCGATCCAGAAATAGTTGTCAGCGACTACACGAGCATGGGTTGTTTTGTCGTACATAACTCAGTCTCCCACATATTCGTTGGACTCAGCCACCAAGCGCTGGTGGTCAATCTTGGTCTCTTCCAGCAGGCGCTGGTACTCTGCCTGTGGGATGTCATAGGTGATGTCGGCACCAGTGGCATCAAAGACAAACAGGTCAAAGACCTCGGCGTAGCCATCTTCCTCTGGGAGGTAGTCGTAAGCCACTGTCACGGTCTCTACGGTATCGCCGTCGTCAAAAGATACGACGTTGTCGAAGTTGTATTGGAAGTCTGTAGTTTTCATTTCGCTTTTCTTTCGCTGTTGTAGCATCGAGATATTCGGTGCTTAGGTGTAATTGTACGTTAAACGAAAGGGCTGTCAACCCCCTCCGTAAATTATTTTTCTAGGGACTTACCCTTATTCTGTCCAGCCTCCAAAATCTTGTTGGCGGCGCTGAAAATGCGCTGGGCTGTCTTGTCGGTTACCTCTGCACCCTTCAACCAGTTCTGGATATAGCCACGGGACTCATGGAGGCCGGGCAGGTCGAGCAAAGAGCACAGGATGTAGGCAACCCCCTCAGCCTCGACTTCGCGCACGTCACGGGGCGTTGCTTCGCTGTCTGACAGTTGACCTTCCTTTGTGTGACCGAGCACAACGTGAGCGATCTCATGGAAGCGGGTTTTGTGGGGCAATACAGCCACTGGGTTAACCGCGATCTTGTTTGACACGGCGTAGCCTTGGCAGTTACCGTCGGTGTGCTCGAAGGCCACCTCGTTGATGCCCAGAGTCTCAAGCGCCTTGGCCTTGTCCCATGTTGGGATCACCACCTCGTTGACGAAGTCTTCGCCCTCAGTCTGACCGAGCACAAACCAGTTGTTTTTCAGGGTAAACAGTGAGAACACCTCGCCTGTTTTTTCGCCTGCCTCGTCCTTTTTGCTGACGGTGACGGGCATTACCAAGGCGATGGCCTTCTGGCCTTTGCTCACAGAGCGACCGAGGTCTTTCCACTTTTTGAATGTGGCGATAGGGCCAAGGGGAATCTCGCGTGCCACGCACTGGCTGTATGCCAAGAGTTGATTGCCAAGGCTGTAGCCGTGGAAGGTGCTGTAGCACTTGCTGATGATGCCGGGCTGGTTAACGGCATCGTTCAAGAGTTGGGAGAAGTTTGCTTTTTCCATGATTCGCTTTCAAGTTAAATTCGCTGTTAAAGATGGGGGGCGAACCCCCCTTTGGTTTAGGCTAAGTCCAAGCCCTTGATGTCTTGGCCCGATGCCAGCCTGCCATTGGCGGCAATGCTGTACTCGATCTGGTCAAGGGTTGGTTTGTAACAATCACCGTAGTCTGTCCACTGACCGCTTTGACGGTCACCTTCAAACCAAATAAGGTAGATGTTGAAGCCCCGTATTGCGGCTATCGTGTACACCTGCGCATCTGCGTGTTCACCACGGACGATCAGTTGACCGATGCGGATTTGTTTTAGTGTGAGTCTCTTTGCCATTTCGCTTTCCTTCGCTGTATCTGACTATGCGGATTTGCTGTGTCAGTGTTGTAAGTATAACACCGAATTAAACAAGTCAACAATTATTTTAAATTATTTTGTAGGTACTTTCCCTAATATCTGGCTTGCTTTCCATTTTGAGTTGGGCCAGCAGGCGGTACAGCGCCTCAGTCTTAATTCTGCGCGTCATGGCGTCGTTGCTGGCTTGCGGCTGGCGCTCTATCTCGGCAAACTTTTGAACTTCGTTTAAGACGTAGCTATAGCCTGCATCAAACCCTTTGATGTATTCGCTCATTACTGTTTCACTCATTTGGTTCCCCTATCATTTTCTTAATTGTGAATAAATCTTTGTGCTCTGGGTGACGTGCAATCCAAAGCCTCGCATAAAACGCGATGTAGTCGTTGCTGATCTTGAACTCTTCGCCCGTGGTCTCAAGATAGACCTCCCACCGTATGCGATTGATGATCAGCCAATGGCTAACTTTTTTGTGTCCCTTGTTGACCACCTCAAGCGAGAATCGCTCAAAGTAGTCCCATACCCTTGGGTTAGCCTTATGCCAGTCCCAGAAGTCCCTTTTACGCTGTTCAAACGATATGGTCATGGATACCTCACCAGTTTGCGTATTTTTTAAATGCTCGTACATATTGAGCGCGATTTTTAAAAGGGCCGTGCATGATGCAGTAATGCAAAAACGCTTTGTCCATGAAGTAGCCCTGAGCCTTCTCGTCGCCTGAATTGCCAAGGTCTTTGTAGGTTTCGCCAGAGTAGTAGTCGCGCAAAACAAACTTGACTTTAGGCCACACAAACTTGCCGTCGTCGTACTCCATCACGTTTTGCCCTCCCACGCGCCCAAAACCGTCGTAGGAGCCTTCAAACTTGCGACCGTCAGGCATGAGGGCCACCACGTTGTTTAGATGCGGTATACCCAGCACGTCGACCACCACGGGCAAGTTTGTCTTTGCACAGCATTTTGAAAAGAAACCCATTTCACACCTCCTCGATTGTTTCTGTAACCACAAACTCACCACGATCACCGTTCCATGTGCAGTCTGGCAATGTGATCTTAAAAAACTTTACAACTTCCATGACCTCTGCTTTGGTCTTTTTGTAGTCGCACAATGGCGAGCCTTGGTTAATCAAAATCCAACCGCGCTCGCTGTAACTCAAATAGATTGATGGGTCTTTTTTCATGCTGTCACCTTTTGCTTTGCAGACAGATGATTTGCGGCATCTTGACGGCTATCAAAACGACCACCAATTGGCGTGTGATGTTTTCCACGGACAATGTACCAACCGCCAAGCAGTGGGACATTTACAATTTTCACAGTACCCGTGCCTGCTTTGCGCGGCGCTTTGTTTCTGTGCAAGATTTCTGGGCTTCCGATCATTTCTCTTTCCTTCGCTGTTATGCCCCCGAAGGGGCGGGTTGATTAAATAAATTTACAAGATGCCAAAAACGGGATGCCAATCGGTATAGGAATCAACTTCAGCCTCAATGAATGCTTGCGTTGACTGCCAAAAGGCTTCGCGGATAAGTGCTTTAGTCATGGTGATTTCCTGTGTAGTTGTGTGAAAGACTGGAGCCGAAGCCCCAATTGATTTAGCGGCTAGTGACCTTGACGCTGAAGACAGCAGTGGTCTTGGTGTACTTGGCGTATGCGTCGGCGCCAAACTCTTTGATGAATGCGTCTTTGTCAAACACTGTGCGGTTTGCTTCGACGTAGGTGGCTTTGAACAAAGCACCTTCGACAACCTTTGCACCGCCTGCGCTGGCGGATTCTTTGATGCCGTCTTTGATGGCATCTGCCTGATCTGTCAGGTCTTTGATCTGAGCAAGCAAAGCGCCCAGTGTGTCGATGCTGTTTGTGTTGAGATCGTTTTTCATTTCGCTGTTTCCTATTCGCTGTACCGACTATGCGTTATTGCTGTGTCGATGGATGAAGTGTAACTCCAAATTAAACATGGTCAACAATTATTTTATTAGGACATACCCTAATGTTGTTCTTCTGCAACACCCAGCAGTTGGAGGGTATCTTTGAGCAGGTCTGCCTCGTCATAACCCCAGTGCTTAGGGAAACCCTTTGTGCCAAGCCCGTGGACGCCGTCAGAACCTCTATGATGCCTGACGCATAGTGGTATGACACTCATGTGGCTAGAACGTCCCCAGCCGCCTGCTAGACGCCTTGGGTGGTGTAGTTCTGCTGGGGTGCCTGCATACCCCATGCGACGACATACAGCACACCCTAGTTCAGCCACGGCGTTCATATGCTTTTTTTCTTTCAGCGTGGTCAAGAATTTTTCTCCTTCAGCTTGGCTTCTGCCGCCATGAGTAAATCTTCCCAACCGTGTTGAGCCGCCGCTAATTCCAACCGATCCGCATCTGTCAGCCCAACCCACGGGCGAACGTAGTCTTGAATATCGTCATCGTCTTTCATGCTTGTCCCCTTGCTCGAATTAAATTTTGATAGTCGTCAAGACCTTGGTTCATAACGCCAAGCATCTCAGATCGGTTGTGTAAATCAAACGGATGAAGCGTGTCACGCAACTTTGCACACGCCTCACGTTCAGCAGAAGCAACTGCATCAGCAAATTTTTCAATAAACTCAATTGGGTTTTTTGAATTCTCATTGCACCGATCAGCTAAATCAATCAACTCATTTTTTGTCATTGCTTACCTTTGGTAAAGCCGCCACGGTTCTTCAGGTCATGGCAGGTCTGGCACCTCCATTGCGGAGCGCCCTTGCTGGTACGCACTTGCTTGTCTGCTGGTCGCAGGCGGCACACCTGACAGGTCTTTTGTTTGTCGGTCATTGCTTCATGCTCCGTATGTATGCCGCGAAGCTATCCATAGTGTCCTTCTCAAAGGCTTTGAAGTTGTAGACCTGCTTTGCCACCTCTTCCAACACTTCGTTGCGATCAACAGGCATGATGAACTTTTCTTTTGAAAACGCATCACAATACTTGATGTACTCATTGTCAAACATATCGTTAATTTTTTTCATTTCAATCTGCCGCTTTCGCCAGCCTTGCGCTTTTTCAATCTGCTCGAATGCCTCATCTTCTTCGGTCATAGTGTTGCCTTCCCTTCTGCTCGATTGTTCGCTTGCTCAGTGCGCCATATTTCTACGCGCAAAGTAGCCGCCGTGATGTCCCACTTGAGGCGTTCCTCAACAGCCACCGCTTCTTTCAATCCGTCTAGCAGTGCAATCATTTCTGAGTGTGCATAGGCTTCGCGTTCCTGCGCACCAATCATTGACTCACCACTGCGTTTCATCAACAACGCTTTAAGACTCTTTCGATAATGCTCGATGTATGTCCGCTCTGCTTTTGCCTTTGCAAACAGCGCGGCATACTTCAGAATGTAGTCAACTGCTTTGTGTGGGTCTCTCTCTTCGCTCATCATTCGCTCCTTTTATCGCTTAATGAAATACAAACTAAAAGCACCGCTACGCATAGCCAGCATAGAGCGCCAGTCAATGTAAACACCAACAACATGATGTTCCAAAGTTCAGACATTACGCTCCTCTCTTTCCTCCATCATTGCTTCTGCAAAGTCATAAGCCGCACGGGAAATGTCCTGCGGTAAAGCCCCGTCATCAGCGTTACGCAAAATTGCGTGTAAAGCCAACATCGCAAAGATGTCGATCAGTTTTGGTTCCTGTTTCATTCGAGTTCCTTAATAGTTACTTTGACCATACCGCCTACTTCTTTTGCCCAAAACACACGCAAGTCTTCAATCAAGGCGTCATCTTCCATCACCCCAGCGTGCGTCATGGAGTCAAGCAATGCTTTCAAAATGTTATCTAAATCACGACGAC